GGTGCCGGTCGAGGCGATCGAGCAGCGGGCGGTGAAAGCCGACCCGCGTCGTGCTCTGCTGAAGGCGCTGCTGCTCATCCCGTTCGTGCTGGGCTGGCTGGCCCACAAGGCTGTGCTCACCGTGTCTTACACGTGGTCGGCGGTGGTGGCGGGCTGGCAGGAAGCCGGGCGTCTGCAGAAGCCGGAGGGCGGCTCCGATGAGTGAGTGGTCGCTGGCATCGGCGGTTGATCGCCTGCAGGAGGCGTACGAGACTGCGCGGCGGGCGCTGGCGGAGGAGAACGCCCGGTATGACGTGGCGTATGCGCCGGAGGAGATGCGGGACTCTTCAGGCCGGTACATCCTGCTCGACGCATTGACTGCGATCGTTTCGGCCAGGGCGGCTCTGGAAACGAGCGTGCGGCCAGTCGAGGCCGTAGCGGCGCGGCCTGGCGACACGCTGATTCTGCGTCTCAGGCCCGACATCTCCGCGGATCTATTTGAGCGCTTCCGGGTCGTGACCGAGGCTGACCTAGCTGACCGGCTTCCCGGCGTGAAGCTCGTCTATGTCGGAGGCGTTGATCAGCTCGCCGTGTTCCGCCCTGATGAGGATGTCCAGACCTGATGGGCCTGCTGGAGAAGGTCGCGGATGTGCACCGCGGCCGGCGCCAGCATGCCCAAGGCGGCGGCCGTAAGAGCTGGTCTGAGCCGAACTTCTGGGACCTGGACCGGCTTCGGTGGCCGTTTCTCAGCTCAACGTCGCTGAGCGGCGAGCGTGAGCAGATCGAGAACGACTTCGAGGGATACGTCAGCCGCGTCTACAAAGCGAACGGCCCGATCTTCGCGCTCATGTTGGTCCGCCAGCTGGTGTTCTCCGAAGCGCGTCTCCAGTTCCGCCGGATGACCCGCGGCCGTCCCGGGAAGCTGTTCGGGGACCAGGCGCTGGTCATCTTGGAGAGGCCGTGGACGAACGGCACGACGGGCGACCTGCTGAGCAGGATGATCCAGGACGTCGACCTGGCGGGCAACGCGTTCATCGCCCGCGTGCCAGGGGCGGACCGGTTGCGGCGGCTGCGGCCGGACTGGGTGACGATCGTGTCGGCGTCGAAGACGGAAGAGCCGCTGTACGGCAACGCCCTCGACGCGCAGGTGATCGGCTACTGGTATTCGCCGCGGATGCCGGGCGGGAGCGACACGCTTCTCCTGCCGGACCAGGTGGCGCATTTCGCGCCGATCCCGGACCCGGCGGCGCACTGGCGCGGCATGTCGTGGTTGACGCCTGTGCTGCGCGAGATCAGCTCGGATCTGGCGGCGACTAGGCACAAACTCTCGTTCTTCGAGAACGGCGCTTCGCCGTCGCTGGCCGTGAAGCTCGACGCGAGCGTGACGCCGGAGATGTTCCAGCGTTTCAAGGCGCTGATGGACGAGCAGCACAAGGGCGCCGACAACGCGTACAAGACCTTGTACTTGGGCGGCGGCGCGGACGTCACCCCGCTGACCATGGACCTGCGCCAACTGGACTTCAAGAACACGCAGGGCGCGGGAGAGTCGCGTCTGGCGGCGGCGGCTGGCGTCCCCGCCACGATCGTCGGCTTTAGCGAGGGCCTGCAAGGGTCGAGCTTGAACGCCGGGAACTACAGCTCGGCACGCCGACGCTTCGCCGACGCGACAATGCGGCCGTTGTGGCGGAACGTCGCCGGGTCGCTGTCGTCGCTGGTCGACGTCCCGCCGAACGCGGAGTTGTGGTTCGACGACAGAGACATCGCGTTTCTCCGCGACGACCGCAAGGACGCCGCGGAAATCCAGCAGGCCAAGGCCGCGGCCATCCGCCAGCTCGTGGACGCGGGCTACGACCCGAAGAGCGTGGTCGCCGCGATCGAGGCCGAGGACATGACGCTTTTGACCCATACGGGCCTCTACTCGGTCCAACTCCAACCGCCGACCACGGCTGACCAGGGCGGGTCCACGCCGCCCGATGACCCACCCGGACCCGATCCGGCAGAGGAGTAGTAAGTGGCCAGCAAGCGGCGGAGCGACGCCAAGGGGACACTCGTCTTCCTTGATCCGTGCACCCTTGTGCTGGTCAAGCGCTGCTCGAAGTGCCTGCGCGTGCGTGTCGCAGACTGCTTCGGAACGGAAGCCCGACGTCGGGACGGGTTGAAGCCTCAATGCCGCGAGTGTGGCCGGACCCAAACCCGTAGCTACTACCAGCGGAATCGCGAGAGTGAGTTGGAGCGGACGGGCCGGTGGGCAGTCCCGCCGCTGGCGGGAGGCCAACAAGGACCTGGTGCGGGCGAGGAAGCGGCAAGAGTACGCCGAGAACGGTGCGGCGATCCGCGAGCTGCTCAGAGACGCGGGCTTCCGGCGCAAGTACGGAATCTCTCTGGCTCAACGCGAGGAACTCGTCGAGCAACAGGACCACCGCTGCTCTGTCTGCGGAACTCACGAGAGCGAGCTGGAGAAGCGACTCGCTGTCGATCACGACCACGCGACAGGTGCGGTGCGCGCGCTGCTCTGTCAGAGCTGCAACCTCGGGCTCGGTTTCTTCAGGGACAGCCCAGATCTGCTGGAAAAGGCGGCTGAGTACGTGCGCCATCACACGAATCGGATGTTGAGCGAGGCGGTGGAATTCGATGGAGCGTAAGACGCTCAGTGGTCTGACGATCAAGAACGCGGACAGGGGAGAGATCTCCGCCGTCTTCGCGACGTTCGATGTCGTGGACCACGATGGCGACGTCGTGGAGCGATCCGCGTTCGATGACGGCCAGGAGGTCGTCATCTCGGCATACGGCCATCGGTCGTGGGATGGCGCCCTGCCGGTCGGTAGGGGGACGATCACGACGACCCCGAAAGAAGCTGTCCTGCACGGTCGGTTCTTCATGGAGACCCAGCACGGCAAGGACACCTTTCTGACGGTCAAGGAGGTCGGCGACCTTCAGGAGTACTCGTGGGGGTTCGACATCACGAAGCACTCCTATGAGGAGCGTGACGGCAAGCAGGTCCGCATCCTGCACCGCGTGGACCTTCACGAGGTTTCCCCGGTACTCCGGGGTGCCTCGATCGGGACCAGGACCCTTGCTGCGAAGTCGGCCGGGCCTGGCGTCGCGGTGAAGGCTGGGCGGCCGGTCGCGCCACACGAGTGCGAGACGACGTCACGGAGCTGGGACGGCGCCAAGACGGTGGCGGGTCTTGGTGACGACCTGCGCCCGAGCGAGCTCCGTACGGTGTTCGCCTGGCAGGACACCGGCGCCGACCCTGAGCTGAAGAGCTCCTACCAGATGCCCCACCACCACGGCGTGGGTGGGCCCGCGAACGTCCGGGCGTGCCTGATGGGCATCGCCCGGCTGAACGACGGCAAGGCCGCGATCCCCGACGCGGACCGCAAAGCCGTCTACGACCACCTCGCCGCGCACCTGCGCGACGCGGACATCGAACCGCCGGAGCTGAAGGACAGCCCCGGCGGGTCGCTGAAGTACGCCGAGGAGGGGCACGCGGTCATGGCCGCGGTGTCCGCCTTCGTCGATCGCACTGCGGAAGTCGTGGCTCTCCGCGCAGCGAAGGGGCGGGGCATGGCGCCCCGGTCGGCCGACCTCCTGGACTGGATCGACGCCGACCTGCAGCGCCTGAAGTCCCTGCTCTCCATTCCGCTGGGTCCCGAAGACCCGTCCGAGGCCGACATCGCGTCGGTGTTCGCCCGGTCCATCGCCCAGCTCCAGGACCTGTGAGGAGATCATGAGTACCGACGTGCCCGAGAGGGTGATCGAGTTCCCGGCGCTGCGCGAGGCTCAGGCCGAGCTCGACGCGAAGCGAAAGAGCCTGAAGGACGTCTTCGACGAGGCCGGTCCTGAATACGACATGAGCAAGGTGAAGTCCATCCAGGGCGACACCACGGCGAAGGTCGACTTCATCCGCCAGCTCAACGACGAGATCACCGAACGGAAGCAGAAGGTCGACGAGCTGCTCGTCATCGCCCGCGCGGCCGGCGCCGCGAAGGAGGCGGAGCAGGTCGAGCGTGGCGACCGGGACGTCAAAGATGACGACCGGGAGCCGCGCACGAAGGACGGCGGGCGCAAGGGCTTCGGCCGGTTGTTCGTGGAGTCGTCGGCGTTCAAGGGCTTCAAGGCCAGTTCTGGCCAGGGCCCCCAGACGTCGATCGACGTCTCACTGAAGTCGTTGTTCTCGACGGGCGGCTGGGCTCCGGAGACGACCCGCACCGGCAGGATCGAGGAGTTCCCGACCCGACCGGCGCCAGACGTTGCCGACCTGATCCCGCAGACCACGACCGGCCAGGCCGCGGTGGTCTACATGGAAGAGACGATCTTCGACAACACGGCAGCGGAGACCGCCGAGGGTGACCAGTTCCCAGAGGCGTCGCTGAAGCTTGAGGAGAAGACGTCGCCGGTCAGGAAGATCCCGGTCTTCCTCGCGGTCACGGACGAGCTGTTCGAGGACGAACCCCGCGCCGAGGGCTACGTCCAGAACCGGTTGCCGTTCATGATCCGCCAGCGCCTGGACCTGCAGATCCTTCGGGGCAACGGCACTGCGCCGAACCTGCTGGGCACCGAGAACGTCAGCGGCATCCTGTCGCAGCCGCTCGGCACCGACCCGGTCCCGGACGCGCTGTACAAGGCCATGAGGCGGATCCGCGACACTGGCTTCGCGGAGCCGAGCATCGTGTTCATCACGCCGGCGAAGTGGGAGCCGGTCCGGCTGCTGCGCACTGCGGACGGCATCTACATCTGGGGCCACCCGT